ATTGCGGGCCTTGAGGTCTGTCCCTGGTTCCGTCGTACTCCATGACCATTCAGTGCCAGTACGTTTGGCCTGGATGACATCGGTAAAGTTGAACGGAAGTTTGGGAGCTAGCTTCTTACCTAAGGTAAGTGCGTAAATGTTAGAGCCACCGGACACCTCGTCTACCTCGCGGTCAAGATGGGCAAGGAGAATGAAGTGACACTTGGTTCCATTGGTTAAGGTTTGAATCAGACCCTCGATGTTTCCCATGGCAGTTCCCCACTCGCCTTGATGTGGAGAAGGTTTGCCACCTACGGTCAGTTGCATCGACATTGTTGATAGGCCCGACAGTGAGTCCACGACAAATGCGCGATCGGTTCCCCAGGTTGCGACATCTCCGAAGTTCTCTCCACACTCATCACATACAAACTTGTTCATACATTGGAGAGCGTCAACGAACTGATTGTACTTTGACTTGTTCGGGTCGTCGTATTTCTTCTGTGCTTCAAAGGACAAGGTGTTTATAATCTTAGCCTTGTCAATGAGGACAGACCACGGAACGTTGGCGGGTGGAGAGTAGCACCAGTGGTAATCGCCGTGGTTCATGTGCTCGGCGGCTACATCCATGCCGGGTTCCGTGAAGAGAATAAAAGGTGTGACTCCGGCTTTTGGCAGTGTGCATAGTGAGTGCGTCTTACCTGCCCCAGAGCCACCAATTAGCAAGACGTTTGCACCGGGGAGTGGGGAACTCTCCGTATGCTCAGGAGGGATTTCCGAAACGACTTGCTCCACTTTCGTGGGTTCAGAGTTTGATAGGGCAACAGTGCTCATAAGATTTTATACCTCCTACAGTGGTTATATCGGACAAGGAATTCATATTTGAGGACTTCGAGGGGATACTTATCCCAGTCGAAAAATCTATCCCATTGGTGAACAACCGAGCCAGGCATTTGGAAATGAAAGCCCGCGCGGCTCGTGCAGTTTCTGCATCTACCGTGGGAGATTGTATGTAACGGTCGGTTATAATCAGCGAGACATTGGGCGTAGATTCTTCCACAGTCACGGCAGAAGAAATGTTCGGACACCACGTGAAAACGGGGGTCGAGCCACGGCGGTGTGATGACAGCAGTACCGAAGTAGGAATCCTCAATGAACCATTGGTAGGATATTTGATTCGAAGACACATTAATCTTCCTTCTTCAGTGGATTCCACTGGCGGTGGTCGTAGTAGTTGTCCAGCCACACGTCAGGGTTGGGTGTCTCGCAAAGGATGGTGAAGGCACAGCCTCCGAAGTCATTGCAAGCATTGTCCTCTACTGTGTCCCATGCGGAATAGTCGAGGGGGTTGGACTTTCTGTCTTCTTTAAACTGTTGATAGTCTTCAACCATGCGGCGTAGCGTTGTCTGGACATGCTTAAGCCAGCGTTCGATTTTCCAATCCTCTCGGTACGTGATTGCCTGTGCGTGTTTAATCTGCGTCTTCTGGATCGCGGTGCCGCGAATAATGGCACCTGCAACTGGATATCCGAACACCTGCGCTGCCCAGCAATACCCAGTAAACTGCCCCCTGAGCTTCCAGTGGTCTGACCAGTGGGGTCCGATGGCTCCAGTTGTCTTATCATCAACAACGAACAGAACACCGTTTTGTTCTCCGATAAGGTCAGAACGTCCAACCCAATTGATAGGGTCTCCAGTTTCAGGGTGAAGGATGCCAGGTATCGGTATGGAGAAGGAGAATTCGATACACGGATCTCCGTTAACGAAATGTGGGACAAGGTAGTCGGTCTCAGGAGGGTATTCTTTAAGATACGACAAGTATGCCGCAACAGTTCTGTCCCATGTTTTATAGTCCCTGGGGCCTGTGGGTTCGAAATCTGAATAAGCTCTTGTAAGGGCAAGGAACCCTTCCTCAGTAGCCTCTTGCACAGAGACACCATCCTTGTAGAACCTACGACGGAATATCTCAAGACCTTTTGCATATGCGCCTCCGGCTGTTAAGTGAATAGAACGATTGTTCGGATGCCGGTTACGAAAGGAACCCCAGAAGAAGCGGCGTGGACAGGATATGTACTGGGCTAACATTGTACTATCCATGAAGGAAGGAAAAACAAAGTCTGGGACTTCCATGTCACCAGCCTCTGCTCCTGCCGCCACAACAGGATTAGTCGGGAAGAAATGGTAAGTGTTATCTTGTAGGGCGTAGCTGCCAAGGATTTCCCAAGGCTTCACTTCTTTGATTGCTGTATCAGCCAAGTGTTTGTCTACGGGGTCTGAGTCCCAGTTGATTTCTTTTTCCATTAGTCTTCCCTTGTATCTTGAAGTCGATGGGAGTAAACCGTCGACCGGCGTTTAAAGTTTAGTACCGTATCACCGCTTGGGTCGTCTGACATATTAACCTCTATCTTGTCAGCGGTGTTGGCCATGTCACGAAGTACCTGACGGAATTTGTAGAACTCAGCCCTAGTGTTCTTCGCTTCACGTTTAGTAGTGAAGAAGCTAGTAACGCCAAGGCCGCGTTCTATTTTATCCAGTAGCTCGAATAATTCTGGAGCATAGTTGTCAAGTTTTTTAGCGCTGGGCATTACAGCAAATCGCTAAGGTCAACAGTTTTCTTTGTGGACTTAGCCTTTGCTGTTTTGGCATCAGCGGCATCGGAGATAGCCTGCAGCCTGTTCGGTGCAAGGTGCTCGATAGCTCCCCGTACTTCGTCGCGTGAAAGGTCTTCGCTCTCCAGAACGCGGCGGCGCAGGTCGTGAACTGCATCTGGTGTCATGGTTTCCAATTTTATTACCTCCGATTCTTTTCTCGGGATTGACAATCTAAGGCGGGTATTCTACCTTATGTTTTACGAGTGGTCAAGCGTACACTCGCCGTAGTCGATTGAATGACTCCGATACTCTCTTGCGACCTGTCTGTTCAAGAAAGGTCAGGAGTGCAGTGACAGCCTTGGACTGCGATGCCTCAACATCTGTGCGTTCCAAGTCTTCGCACTGTTTGAGAGTCTCGATGAGGTTATCCTCAAGGTCTTTCTCCCGTAGCCATTTGCGATAAAGCATGGATGTTAGCTCACTCCTTGCGCCAAGCGGCGGACCTTTGTCCTCGCCTAGAAGGTTCTGCTTAGCAAGTCTAGCTGTAACTGGGTCAGCTACTGACTGAGGGATTCGTAGTTTCCACTCAAGGCGTTTGTCTGTCTCTTTGCGTCTTCCTCTGGGCATGTCTTAGTCTCCTCTGTTAATAGGAATGATGTTGGATTCCTTTTCATCTGACGTCGGAGTTTCCGGTTCCGACTCCTGCTTCCGCTTTTGTCTCGCTTGGGCATCTTGTATCTCCTTGTTCATCTGGGCGCGAATTTCAATCGCGTTGGTAATGTCACTAGGGACTTGGATGGGGCCAGCAAATACAATGCCTTGGGCAAGCCCAACGACAGGGTACTTGGTGTTTTCTCCAGCAAGGGCGAAGACCTGAGCAGTAAAGTTCCAGTAAAGAATGGAGCGAGACTTCCGCTCCACATCAAAGAACCAGTAAAATCCTGTCGGCATTGTTGTTAGGGTGTCATGGATGTCCATTTAGTCCTCCGGTAGATATACGAAATACAGTTCTTCCAAAGACCTGGTGATTGCTACATACAACAGGTTGTCTTCCTGTTGAAGAGCAGAGTTGGTCTTTGCAAATCGGGAAGGGATAAGGTCAGGCCGCCAGATGAATACGCGGGGGGCTTCTAGTCCCTTGGCTTTGTGAATGGTGCAGAGTGTTGGGCCTCGGCCGGAACGGAATATCTTCTTGATAAGGATTAGCATATCCGTTACAGTTGCTACATCCTCGCCTTGTGCTAGCACACGGATGGTGTCGTACCTATCCGAGATGGTTTGCATATAGGCTTCACGGCCTTCAAGCTCTGCCTTGGTCAGCTCAGCTTGGAACCAGTTATTCAACCCTTCGATGAACTTATCAATGTCATCGTTGCACTTGTACTTCCCGTCGATGAGATTGATGAAGGTTTGTATGGTCTTTTCCAGGTTTGACTTGACCTGCACCGGAAGACGTTCCCGAACAAACTGCATGGCTAGGGAAAATATCGGTGCGTTGTTGCGACAGACCACCATGTCTGTGTCAAGGAAGGATGTAACTGGCGGTGGCTCGGTGAGGTCTTCACATATGCCTAGCTCTGCGTCTTCCTTGGGCTGTATTTCTTCCACGTACATCTGAGCTTGTTCAACCACAGCGATTGGACAACGGTAGGACACGGAGAGTGGTAGCTCCTCTGCGTTGAACATGTGCTTCATGTTGTCCATGCTACGAGAGTCCGCGCCTCGGAAGGCATAGATAGCCTGTGACCTGTCACCCACAGCGACTACCCGTCCGTTAGGGCCAGTGAGTCGGTAGACCATCTCATGCTGGATGGGGTTCAAGTCCTGTGCCTCGTCAGCGAGAACGAAGTCATACTGCGGGAACTCGCATTTGAGGTAGAAGGGAAGGAATAGCATGTCGTCAAAGTCAATGGTGCGGGTATCGGACAGGCAGATTCTATACAACCTGCTAGCTATTGTAGCTACCTGATGTGGCTGGTACTGCCCGATGCCTTCATCTTGAAGTCCTTCAACCGCCTCAACAAAATACTGGGTAAGGTCAGCTGGCTGTTCGTTGTGACAACCGAGCATGTTCGCCTTTGCTGTAGATACCAGCTTGATAAGAGCTTGCGCAAGGTCGTCGACAATATCTTGTGGGAAGTTGTCTTTGAGAGCCTTCCGGGTCTTCTGGCCAACTACGTTCCAGTCAGTGTGTCCATTATTGCGTAGTATGAGACAGCCCAGGGAATGAAAGGTCTTGGCCTGTACATAAGACGGGACTTGGTTACGGAGGTTGTCCGCAATAGCCTTGTTGAATGCAAGGAGAAGAACCTTTTTATCGTACGGAATGTACTCAAGGCTCTTCAGTATTGTGGTGGTCTTGCCACTACCTGCCACGGCTTGCACGATGATATTTCCAGTGCCGTATTCGACAACATGGAAAATTGCTTTTTGCATTGGAGACCAGATACGCGCATCGATAGGTGCAGCGTGTTCGGCATCCATTAGGTCAGTGAGATCAATTGCCATTGTTGCTCTCCTCAGTTGTCTGTCTAACATGGAGAGTTATGATGGGGTCATCCAGGTTAGGTTTAATGTGAGGCCCTTTCTCAATGTACGACATAAAAGATAGTTTATCCGTAATCGTGCTGATTGCTGGAAGATTGCTATCTTTCACCTGTGACTGAAAATAGTTTATTAGCTTGATAATGTCATTGAGACTCAAGTCTGTTTGACTATCAACTGTCGTTACGGTTTCGTATTTCGTTTGCATTATCTCACCCTCACGTTTACGCGAACTTTGAAGTCAGCGTTGGATATGTTTTGAATGGTAGTAGCTTTATCTCTACCACGAGGAATGCCACGCTTCTTGGCGATATCTCGAAGCGTGTCACGGTGTAGTGCAGGGCCAAGGAAAACCATGGCCTGCTGGGGAGTTAGTATTGACGTGTAGGTTTTCATTAGAACTCGCTCCCAACGGTTAAGTCTGAATCGTTCAACTCATGTTCATCTTCGATTTCTTTTAGAAATTCTTCAAAGTCAATTTCTGCTTGACTCCAATATTCTTCTAACTGGTCACAGATAGCATTTAGAATTTCTTCTGGAATATCAGTATCGGTTCTTGTTGTGAACCTGGCCAGGTGGATATCCATTATGCCGCCCTCCTTGCTGTTGCTTTCCGCCTGCGACCTTTGCGGTACTTCACGCGAGTCCGCTGGGTATGTCGTTTGCCGTTGGCACGAGGCTTGAGCTTAGGCTTTCCACACGGGCCAGTTAGGTCGATTAATCTGCCACCAGTTCCAATGATGACCTTCCCTACCTCAATGAGGGTGTCCATGCGGAGTTGAGCCTTCCGTTTTGCTTCGGCCAGGAGAGACATGTTGGCGGTGTGAGATTGGAGAAGCTGTAGGTTCGACTTCTTCCGGTTCTTTGTCATGCGACGGGCTTTTGCTTTAGCCTTCCGTCTGCGCTCTTTGCGTAATACTGAGTCAGTTTTCGTTTTCATTTCTTTTCAATCTCCTTCTTTGTAGGGTCAAGCCAATCAACAAAAGTGTCCATGTCTTCAAAGTCGTCTGATGCTGACCACTCTTTGTGGACTTCGTTGAGATAGCTGTCGCTGTATTCGTCCAGCTCTTCTAAAAAATATCCTCTAAGGATTTGGATGACTGCGCTCATTGTTTCCCTCCTTCTTCTGAATCAAAGATAACGTCTACTGAGCGGAGTTCACCCATTGTTGTCTTGAACCATAGGTCATCGGAATCCATAAGAGATGGTTCTCTAGTAGAATTCACACAAACCCATATCCAGCCGGAATCAGGGCCTTGTATACACAAGACTGTATTATTGTAAACGTCAATGATGCGTAGGATTCTTACTCTCATTGTTTCTTCCCCAATATGTCGTGACCATTCACATACGGTATCATGTAGTGAAACGGTCTAAGGTGGTTGTGGTGGTTGCCGAAACACTTAATGCAACCGTCTAGTTCAACAAAGGAATACTCAATCTCATGTTCGCATGAGGGATATGAGTTACCCTTGATTGGTTTCTGCTCATGACCAGCCTTGAGGAAGTTTCCATACCCCTCGGTGGTGATGACTGTTGGAGCTTCATACTTACTACCACAGCATGTGCAAGTGTACTTCGACCAGTAGTAGATTACCTTCTCAGGTTCTTCCACTGGCAAAGGCGTCTTACCTGTTCCTGGAATAGGTTTCCCAGTCAGGGTGCTGTGGTACAATTCGTCGCGTTTCCGCAGACGTTCCAATTCCTCTTCTGCTACCTTATCGTCGTAGGTAAGCAAGTCGGAGAGGTCGACTGAAGATGTAACTTTCTTTCTCTGCATGGCGGCAGTCTCCTAGTTGTTAGACAGCATACGCAGCACTAAGCTCAGTATACTGACGATTCATTACTTCATATGTTTGAGATGCGGTTTGCATTACCCTGTGACCCGAACGGGAATAGCCAAGGAACCTCGGCTCTGTGTATAGACGGTGTGGGCTGCATAGTTCGTAATGAGCATCACACTTTAGTTTAAAAAGCTCAACACCAGTGAAAGGTTTCTCTGGGTCAAGCGGGTTGGGCCAGCTACGTGCTTCTAGTAACCAGCGGAGTTTATCTTCTCTAGTTGCTACTCTCATGTGGCGTCCCTCTTATTAGTGAAGGTTTCAAGTAAATCTTTACAACCGCCCATTGTCTCATACTGGGGCGGGTAAGTCAAGCGGTATTTTTTCCTTATAAATCAGTAACTTACGGGTTTTTGCTAGAATCCCCATTGTGGAAGTTATTTAGGAAACATTAGCTTGTACCTCCATCCAGGAAGGACTTAACTGCATCGTCCATGTCCTCTTGTTTCTCAAGTTCCTTCTCAATGTTGTCAGTAGTCTGGCCAGTCTGCGCCTTCAACTGACTCAGCATAGTTATACTCTCCTCCTGCTTATCTCTATGCCGGAAGATTAGATTAACCGTATGCCCATACTTCGGTATATCTTCATACCTCATACTCGGTACGGATTTACTACGCACCAGCACAGTCCACGTCCCGGCGCTCATGGCCAGGTCGCGAAGCTCAGCTCGACGTTCGTTAGTTAGCTCAGCGCGTTTAGCTTCTCGCTCTAAACTATTCCTGAAGGCATGAAACGTAACACGTCTGTTAATCGCCTGGACTTTTGTATCTACTTCGAATACTAAGTCAGATGTTTGCTTTGCTAGCTGACCTACTAGCTCATGCCAGAAAGTTGCGTAGTTCTGTGGTCTTGTGGGTCTAGACATTGATTGTTCTCCTGATTTTATTTGTGGGCTTAGATATAGATTTTATCTAGGGCGAGTTTAAAGCATCGCCGCCGCATAAGACGTATACAACGATGCCAACGTAGATAAGCCAGCGTAGTGTGGCTAAGTACTCAAGGTATTGTTTGAGTTTGATTGCTGTTCTCATGTCCAATCATCTACTGGAAATTCTTTGCACTTTAACTTGGGCATGAGTTCTGTGCGTACTTTAGGAGGGTTTTGTTTCAATGCATTTAGAGCTACTTCGCATTCTGTTATTGTTCTATATGCGTGTGTCATGGGGTGCGGTGTCCATGTTGTTCCTGTGTATGAGAATACTATAAAGAAGTAGAAGGATATAGTCATCTGTCAGCTCCTTGTCGAGTTTTAAATACTAGGGGATCATTCTAACACAGGGCATCCGAGGGGTAAAGCGGGTACTCTAGGGGATCGGAGGATTCACAAATGTGATCCCCTAGTGTTCCTGTGACGATCCCATGACGATCCTGTGCGGCTAACGCGTGAGCTGTTTTATGCCCTATCCGTTATTACTGGGGCGGGATAGGGTATTGAAAAAAAAAATAAAAAAATCAAACACTTAGGAACGAACGGTCACGGGGAGGGCTTGTGAGAACCGTTTCTGATAGCCACAGGGGATCGTCATGGGAACACCATGGGAATCTCAGGGGATCAGGTTAGGCTAGGGTGACACTAGGGGGGATTTTAGGGTATCGCTAGGGGATCAGGGATTTAGGGATGTGCATGAAAAGAGGGAACCCTGTACAAGCGATTCCCCTGTGGTACAGCTTCCAGGTAGGGTGATACTAGGCGACCAAGTCGTCGAGAGATACGTCTTCGGCTTCCTCGCGTCGTGCACGGATAGCTTTGGCGCGTTCCACGATTGCAGGGTTGCCAAGAATCTGCTCCCTCTGCGCCTTGTCGTACTTGCGAAGCGCTTTCTGGGCGTCGGGGATACTGATTCCCTTGACCTCGGCGAGTGCCTCGACCTCTGCGGATACAGTAGGCGCACCAACCACACGGGCTTTTTCCCACTTGCCTTCGGTCAGCTGTTCCAGAACTTCCTGCATGGCTTGCAGTTTATCCGGGCCAGCCTTGACGTCAGAGCTTCTGTCCTGAATGAGCTTTGAGAGGCCATAGAGAGCGGTCTGATTCCGCAGGTTCTCGTGAACAGAATTGAACCCGTATGCTTTGGTATCAACCACGTCAACAGCTTCGGTTTCCTCGTCCTTAGACTTCAAGGTTGCAGTAACCACCATGTTTTCGACATCAAAGTCGTAACTCATGTTATATTTCAGTCCCATGTTAGTTCTCCTATAGAAAAATGGGTTGTTGCCGGAAAGGGCCGTTCCCCTACCGATCAAAAGCAGGATAACACAGGCCGCCGGGCATGTCAAGATTGTTACAGGGAGTTTTAATCTATTTGAATAGGGCTTTCAGAGTCAAGGCGTCCACTGTTGCGGACAGGTGAATTACTGGGGCAGGTATATCCAGGTACTAATGAGTATCTGAGGTAGGTAGGGAAAGGTGGGAGAAATGTGTCACACGTTAAACCGTGTCCGCTGTTGTTTTAATTTCTAGTGAATGGAAAAGGAAAAAGCCCCCGAAGGGGCTAATCCCTACTTGCTGCCAGGTTTCCGGTGATCCCCGGATTTCCGAGGTTCCTTATTAAAACCATCCATACCCTGGATTTTCTTCATATACCGGAACATCTCCTGATATTCGCTTGGGTCATGCTGGTCTGTGATTCGACCAACTTTACCGTAGCTTCGGCTAACAGCTTGTTGAATACTCTGTGCCGCGTCGGCTATGACTATAGATTCCTCCGATACTCCAGAGGCTAAAAGTGTAAGGATTTCAATGGTTTTCATGGTATCTCTCCAAAAAAGGCCATCCTTGGCCGTGGAACCTTAGCTGATAAGGTCGTCAAAGGAAACTTCGGCTTCACTGGATTCGCGCTCCAGCTTGATCTTAGCCATAAGTTCAACTACTTGGGGATTCTTCTTCAGAGTATCTTTCTGCTCATCTGATAAATCCTTCATAGCCTTCTGAACCTCAGGGATCGTGCAGCGCTTAACCCTTGCCAGCGCTTCAACAAACACGCTAACTATAGGCGCTCCGACTACACGATCCTTCTTCAGCTTGCCTTCGATAAGGTTCGTGAAAACCTCATCCATAGCTTCCAGCTTGTCCTCAGCATCGACTTGACTGACACGATCCTGTAACAACTTTGACAGCCCATAGGCGGTCACAAAGTTAACAGAATCCTCAGGCAGACCTTCAACTGAAAATTCCTTAAAAGCTACAATTTCCCTTTCCTTTCCCTTTCCTTTTGTCTGGTTCATATCTACTCGAACCAGCTTACCAACTTCTTTGGCAAGGTACTGAAGTACAGGGGAAAAACCAAGGACACCACTTTCTTTCTTAGGCATGATAATATCTCCTTATCATAGTTAATGGGAATCACTTCGGTATCTGTCAGCCCGCGATTGATAGCGGGATACGCTTTCCATGTGGTACAACTTCCAATAACTACATGCTAACAAATTCCCGATCCCCTGTCAAGTTATTGCATTGCACCACCATACCCGGCCCATCACCCCCGTCCGTGGCCCTATACGTCCATCACTGTGACCACTTCTCTCGGCGCGCAGAGTTGGGCTGAATTACTAGGGCGGGAATATCGCCT